TAAGTTGGTTGTGCTTCGGGGTCTTTCTTGGCTTTTCGGCGTTCTAGGCGGTTTTTCAGCTTCTTGAGTAGCTGATGATACCCGCCCTTGCGCTTGCTGCTTCCGTCTGCCTGTTCTCCAAGTCCCATAGTGTTTTAATTTAACCAATTTTCTTCAACATCTTCCCAATAACCAATAGCCCCGTCCTCGTTCCAGTAAAGTGTGTAAACCTGTTTCCAAGTCGCCACTTCCAGCCAACGCCACTCTCCCCCAATAAGCTTGGGGATAAAGAGGAACCCTGTGAGGATTCTCGTGTCCCCACAACGAGGGTCATCTCCTTTTTGTTGTTTCCATCTCATTGTTATTTATCCTTAATGAATTGTTGCGCCTCGTCGCGCTCACGCGCCTTGCTACCTACGGCCTTTTTCAAACGCTTTTTTTTGAAAAGATGCGGGGTGGCTTCTTCGCGCGCCTTTCTTCCGCAGGGGTAGCACCTTGTTTCTCCGTTATATCTTTCCCAGTCGTAAGAAAGAGTGTTGCATCTTTCGCATCGTTTTCGTCTTGTTGTCATATTAGTTACCGCAGAACATCAGCGACAAAGAAAGCGTCTGGCTGATACCCTCGTCCCAACTTTAAAATAAGAACGTCAGCGATTGCCCGCAGTCCACTAGGTCTTAAAGCTGCATCCGTTTCGGGTGTGTCACTCATTTCGCCGCCTCCTTTAGTTTGTGGTAGCTGCTTAAAACAAACTCCGCATAATCAGGAAGGTCGCCGCCGCCCAATTCCTTGAGTGCGACAACTAGCATGTCCGCACACTCGCGCCATTCGTCGCGCTCTTTTTGCATGGTTAGGAAGTTGTCGTAATGAATTTGCTCTTGTTGTCTCGCTTCGTCCCGTTCGCGTTCGGCTTTGTGCACTCGTCCCAAGGTGTCATCGGCTTCCTTTTCTGCCGCCTCGCGTTCTCGCAAAGCGTCCCTGTGCAATCGCAATGCCTCGTCGCGCTCGCGTTCCAAGTCCCGCGCAAACTCTGTCGGAACCACATGGTTGCCTCGCGCTAGGTTGTCTGTTTCAGGCGTGTTGTTCATTTATCCCATCCTTTCTTTAAGTGGCCAAAATCCCGTGGCTCGGTAACTTCGGTCGTTTTCCCGCATATTCCACACTCATCCATGTGATAAGTTGAGCCATAGGGATTGCCCTCTGGACGATTGCCATAGTTTTTGCCACAGGTGCTGCATATCCAGTCTGGATATTTCTTCCACTGGATAATGTCGTAATTTTTACGATATTTATGCCCATCAACTTTTCTGGGCCTATCGCCTTTTCCTGCTGGTGCTGATTTTCCGATTGTTGACATAATAAAGTCGCGGCTGGGCAAGAGGTATAAACAAAACAGCGCAAAGGAACCACCCAATTGACCTATTTTATTTTGCCCTCCTGTTTGTCCCAACCGCTAAAAGTATTCATTGTTTTTTTTGTTCTTCAACTTCTTCTCTGATAAATTTTTCAAGCATGGAAATTAGACCAAAACATGCGGAGCGGTAGCTTGGATAGGATTGCTCAATGTGGTCAAGAATGTATCCGTAGTGCTCAATAACAAACGCTGGCTCGTCTCCGTAAGACCACCTGACAGAAATGTTCCAGTGGCAATCTCTGTCCTTGTGATGGTCTGTTTTGATAATATCATACCATTCACATGTAAGCTTTGTGATCTGCTCTTGAAGCTCTTTGGTTGATGGTTCGTTCATGTATGCTTAGACCAAGATGATTGCGCCTCGTTCAAAAAAAGTTTGGCTCGGAGGGATTTCGAGCCACATTTACGAACCGACAAGATGCTTGTTGCTTTCAAGCCAAGCCACACATTTCTTGCAAGATTCCTCTGAAACATCGCTGGCATTTACGGCGTTGTCAGAAAGGTCATAGCAGCTTTCCGACAAGGCGTTTAACGCCAAGGTTTCATTAAGACTGTGCCAACGAATCCAATTCTCCAGACTGTTCATTGTTTTTTGCTTCCAAGATTGCTTTTGCCATTTCTTCGGCATTATCAATGTCTAAAACTATATCAACCTCTTTTTCTCCGCGCTTTCCGTGGATAAAAATGATTTGTTCTCCATTGTATTCGTTAATTGAAAAGTCCTTAGCCAAGAAAGACGCCAAAATGCGATTTTCAAATTTTTGGATTTCTTCGGCTACCGTTGTTTCGTTTTTCTCTGATTCACTCATGTTCTTTGATTTCTATTTTGGTTGTTGGGTCGAACCGTTCTTTGATTCGATACCACATTTCAGCCTCTTTGTCGGCCTCTTCTTTTGTGTTGTGAATAAGGTCGGACACAGCGTATCCGTCCCGCCTGACTTGGTATGTTTTATTTTTCATATCAATGTGAAATCCTTACATAAACTTCTCCACCCAAGAACATGTGGTCAAGAAGAATCGGCTCCTCTTCGTGACGCCAAAGAAACATGGCCGTTCTGTCGTTGTTTATTTTTTCTTTTGTTATGTATCCCTCGTGCTTGTCTTGGAAGTTTTTATACTCCATCCATCCGCTGACACGCTCAAAGAGTCTGCTGAACTCATTGCTCATATTATTTGATGTAGTTTAGTTTTACTTTCGCCTCTCTGAACATTATTTCAGCGGCCTTAAATGATTCAATCCATCTTGTAATGGTTTTGGTGCTAATGATGTCCGTGTTAGATGGCAAGTAAATATTTTTTATTCCAGTTTGAATAATTGATGCCGCACATTGGGCGCAGGGGTGGATGTTCCAAACATACAAAGAGTATCCGTTAAGCGGTTCTTTGGCGGAAAGAATGGCGTTTTGTTCTGCGTGAACCGTGTAAAGCAGCTTTTGATCTCTGTTGCCCAGTCGGGTTTCCGTGTCTTTTACGCCTCTGGCAATTCCGTTATATCCAACAGATGCTATGGTTTTGTCTGGTCGCACAATAACCGCCCCAACCTTGGTTGACGGGTCTTTGCTCCACCCCGAAACAAGCCTTGCCATTTCAAGAAATCTTGTTTCCCACTTATTGCTCTTCTTCATTTTTGAAAAAATCTTTGGCATAACCTATAATGGATGACTTCAACTTTATCTCGTATATTTCTTTTGCCCTTCTCATCCTAAGCTCTGATGCAAGTAAATCAACCGAACTCACAATGTCGATGGATTCGTGGATTTTGAAGTCGGATATGATGGCTTCTATTTGTTTTAGCTTTAGGGTTGCCGCGCAACCATCATGTTTTTCATTAAGGTTCATCAAATGCTCCTATTAGTTCTTTGTCTGGATAAAGGGCCGAAGACAGCGGTATAAGTTTTGTCGGCATTGCTTTCCAGATTTTTTCGTTGCTGTAGCTTTTCTTGCACCATTTGCGGTTTTTAAGAGTCCAGTGGTATCCCAAGATATATGCGTTAGCCATTTGTGCATATTCCCTGATATTTATTGGAAGCTTGTTGCTTTTTATCTTAAACAAAGAACGCCATTCACAGTCCCATTCCAACTCAATGACCTCTGTAATAGATTGTTTTATTTTTGTTTTGCTGTATTTTTTTCCAGCAAGCCACTCATCTATAGTTCCAACCCCCATTTCGCACTGTTTTGTCCATTCTGGTCTTTCAATACCCTGATCAACGTGGCAGGTTTCGTGGACAAAAACTCCAAGCCAAACATTAACGTCTCCCGCCGTAGCTATACGAAGCTCTTTGTTGTCGGCCCATCCCGTGGATTCTACCTTTCCCTGAACCAGTTTTTCTGAAGGGTGGAATGAAATTTTAATTTTTTTGTGATACTTTAGTATCGAGCGGCCAAGAAAGCTGGCGAATTTGTTTTTTTCTTCTTGGTTCATGATGTTGTTTAGTTAGACCAAGACTGGGGCAATTCGTTCAATCTTCTTCGGGAATATCGTCGCCCTCAAAAATTCTACGAATAGGATTTTCCCAAAAACCTTCTTCTTGTTCTGGGAATTTCATAAAGTCGCCTGTATCGTCGAACTTAATATTTAGGTCGGCATCAAAATCACGTTGGGTCATAATTAAACAATTCTATAATCGTTTCTTCGTTTTCGCCAACTTTTTCTTGTCTTGTTTCAATAGTAACGTTTCTTTCACTATCGTCTGGAATCGCTCCAGCATACCGGAGGCAGTCAATGTGGTATTTGAAGATAAGGTTATCTGGGTCGATGAGCCGCTTTCTCCTTGCTGTAAGGCGAATATGAATGCGTCCTGTATTTTTTTCTTTATTGTCAGTCTTTGCCAGTGCGTCATTCCGAATAGCGCGTTTAGGCTTGGGGTTACTCCCCTTACTGTTATTTTTAGGAACGGCTCTTTTTGTAGTGAGCCTTCGTTGGTAATCTTGTATTCGTTCATAAACCCCCGGTCTAATCTCTACGAAGCCGCTTGGTATCTTGTCCCATCCCATATTTCATTCAATGTTCCAAGTTGTAGTTGATACCGTGTCTCCGCACTGTCCGCACGGTTTGGAATAGCTGTAGTCATCTGCGGGGATTAAGTCAACAATCTGATCTATGTAAAATTCTCCGCGCCTTACTCCATCCTTAATCCTGTTCAAGACATGATCCAGAAATTCGTTTCGTGATGATTCGGGCATTTCCCAATATTCCACGCCGTTAATAGTGGAACTGTTGAGTGTGCATCCCACGCTTTGAACGACTTTGTATTTCATTTTTTTATACCAAAAATTTCTTCAAAAATCGAAGTTGATGAAGACCTGTATGTTGGTTTTTGCATTTCTGAAGCCGCCACATACCCGTCATCGTGGCCCTTGCCATAAACGATGTCAAAGAACTTTTTAATGCTGGCTGTAGTGAAGTGGGGGTCTTCCAACAGCCTTGGATTCTTTTGTAGGAGATAATTCCAGAAGTATTCTTTTTTGCTCATGGCTGTCCGTAGATGCAGATGTAAAGAAATCCAAAATTTGCAAAACTGTATCCAGCAAAGGCGACGGCAAGACCCACATTACCTTGTTGCCAGAAGCCAAAAGCTGTTACCAAGTAACATGCGGTTGTTATTATTAGGGGTATCAGCGTCATGTGTTTTATTTTTTCAACGAATCAAGCATTACTTCAATGCTTTTTCGAGCTTTTTTGTTTAATCCATAAACATATTTTCTTTGTTTTAGTCCTCGCAATCTTTCAAGTTTTTCTTTATCGGCATTTCCTTGAACGTTATTTCCTCTAATTCTAATAATTCCGGGATATATTTTTTCTAATACGTCAAACCTTCTAGTTCCGTGTCTGTGCCAAGCCGTTACAGGATGCAGACGCTCTCCGTTTGGCAAAATATAAAAATCAACTTCCTTGCCATCAATTTCTATGGCGTTGGTTGCTTTGTAAATTGTTCCGCTGTTTCCGGCGGACTCGTCTGCATAAGTGATTACAAATTTTATTTTTGGAAATTTGTGCTTCATATAAAAAAACAAAAGACCAATAACGCGGCTTTCGCTAAATTTTGGCAAATCGTCATGTAGCCACATTCTATCGAATTCGCACCATTCTCCATCTTTGCAAATATTAGAAAGATTGCCCTTTAGTTTTGGCCTTATTCCGTATCCTAATTGTATTACTCCCCTTCCGTCACAAATTAAAAGGGAGCAAAATGAGTTGGATGTCGGCTTATGGCTGTAGTGATGTTGGGAAATTATCGGGTCGGCGACTTTTTTTTCTACCTCAACAAACCAAATGTCGCCATCTGAAGCCCCGATAATTTCTTCCTCAAACAAGGAACTGCTCCTTATGAGCTTTCTTCCCCTTGGGTAAATTGTCGGCGCGGGTAGATTTGATAATTTGGCCTGAAAACACATTAGGTATTTACTCTGTTAATCTGGTATTTTCCGTTTTTCCACTCGTGGATTTCTTGAAGTTCGTGGGGTTTTTCGATTTTATCAAGCTCTTTTTTGGTGTAATCTCTGATTGCCTTGATAAAGTCAACACTTGGTTCTTGGATTATGCTGTTAAGCCAATCGTCACAAGAAGATATTATCTCTTCAAGACAGTCGATTGCGGCGTTTTTGTCTTTTGATATTTTTTTAAGAATATCCTCGATCATTTAAGCAGACCCTCTGTTCGCAGTTGCCCCGCAAGCTGTGATACATATTCTCTGGTGCAGTTGTTGTTTTTTGCAATATCGGCAATTGACGATGTTGAAAAGTTCTTCAGAATATCGGCAATTAGCTTAACAACTCGCGTTGAGGGATATTGGCGGCTTTTTACAGAGGGCTTGCGACCCTCGTAAATCTTGCATTTTTTAATGGCATGATAAACGGCTGGCGTGGTGCAGTTAAAGAGTTTGGCAATCTCGGTTGCCGATACGGGGCCGTGGGACAAGATTTCTTTAAGTTTTTCTTTTTGGATTTTCATAAGGTGGATTTGACAACTGACTTGGGTGTTCGTTCAAAAAAAATTTGTTTGACTTTATTTGAACGCCAGATAGGTTCCGCTGTCAATAGACAAAGACGAACGGCACGTCTGACATATTTGCCGAACAACAAGCCGTAGGTATGCAAGGATAAAACCGCCGAACGCTTGGAAAATCCGCCCCAAGGAGCGATTGAGATAGCCGCCTTGGGAATTCATCAGGTGATGATAAAGTGCCAGACTTGTTCTGGGAGATGCGTTCACTAGCCATCGGTCATAGATTGGCAACCTCGGAGCCGTAGTGAACAAGGCACAACTAACCATGCGCGAAAACGTCAGGGATAGGTTGTTCAGCCATATTTTTAGCCCCTTCGCAGGGGCGAGATGTGGGCAAACTCCCATCGCTCTCCCGTAGGGATAGCGTTGATCATATATCGACTTATAGCCATTTATATCCATTTATAAACCAAATTTATTAGAAATAACTATAATCTTCCGAAATAAATAAAAAAAGATTGAACATGTTTAAAAAATGTGAGTCTATACATACATAGCAGTTTTGGTTCTTTTAAATTTTAAGGGGGAGAGAATTGGATTCGACGAACGGCCATGCCTTCGCACTCGGTTTCGATACCGACTCCTCCAGATTTTGACTCCTGCCATTTTAGACGCAAGTTCATGGTGGACATCAGGGGTCTCGCTGCGGTCATTGAGGGCATCAATGTGAGTAAAGCGTTCCGGCGGGTTCGCATCACGGGGATGAGCGACCTGAGCCGTAGCTCCATTTTTTCACGTTCCTGTGTCGGACGAAGTATTCGCAGAACGCAGATTGGGAACTCCCGACGAGCAAGTATCCGTAGAAAAGTGCGAAAGGACATCAACACGGATAGCCGCGCCGATGCGATGATGCTCTGTGTGGCCACACAACATCTAGCTCGGAAGAAAGTCCCCAAGGACATCCAGCCATAATTTTTGTTGGGCAGCGTGACAACTTCACGGCCAGTTCAGCCCTCTACATCCTCGTGATGAATGGCGTCTGGCGGGACGGGCGGGGCATGAGCCTCTTAGACTCCCGAAAGCCCCATGCTTGACTTTTATTTGTTTCTATATAAAATATTCAGAAATGAAACTATTAAAAGTTGCAACAGGAATGCCGCTCGGAACCTTTAAACACGGAGACAATCACCCAATCCATGGAGAAAAAAGAAAATTTTACAAATATTCAAACGGAAAAGAGCTTTGGTATAAAAAAGAAACATTTGAAGAATATTTAAAAAAACAAAGGCGAAATTCAAAAATATACAATAAGCGATTAAGAGAAACGAATTACAAAAAATATATAAACAATAAAAAGAAATATCGAAACAAAGTTAAGTCAGCAATTTATAATCGCTTGTGGAGGCAAAAAAACAAAGAAAAATACAATGCCAACATGAGAGAATATTATAAAAGAAAAAAACAAGAGCCTCAATATCGAATAAAATTAAATCTGCGATCAAGACTCAAAGATGCATTAAAAAGATCATTTTCCGGGAAGCCGTCGCTGTCATTGGTTGGATGTTCTATTGAATTTCTAAAAAAACACTTGGAATCAAAGTGGACTGATGGAATGTCTTGGGAAAATTACGGAAAGTGGCATATTGACCACATACTGCCATGCAGTAGTTTTAATTTAACAATTCCAGCCCAACAAGAGAAATGCTTTAACTGGAAAAATCTTCAGCCGTTGTGGGCGAAAGACAACATTAAGAAGGGCGCAAAAATTTTGACCACATAGCGCACTCCGTTCCCAACAAATTTTTTAAAAAAAGATTGAACGTTTGTGGTTAATCTGTGTCTATTGACTCGTATGAAAAACCACACTAATCCTAGTCAAACAGTTAAAATCCTCAATTACCTTCTCAAAGGTAAATCAATCACACCGCTTGAAGCGTTAAGCCGTTTTAAGTGTTTCCGACTGGCATCCAGAATCAACGAAATCAAACGCTCTGGCATTAAAATCAGCAAAGAAATCGTTTCCAGAAATGGCAAACGCTATGCGAAATATTCGATTGCCAAAAAAATCAAAGCAGCAGCAATGCTTTTGATTTTTGTTTGTGGCGCAGCCCAAGCACAAGAAACAATCAACTACAGCGGATATTCGTATAATACTGGTTACGGGAACAATTCTCCAACATATAACTATGGAACAGCAACCGTGACACAGCCAGATTCCACGGCAAAAAGAACACAAGCATTGGTTGATAACATTGTCAGAGACTCTCAGGCTCGCACAGCAGAAGCCTATCGCCAATTGGATGCAAGCCGCGCACAACGGCAGCTTGAGTATCAAACACAAGAACTTCAAAAGCAGACAAAACTTTTGCAAAAATTGGCCAACCAATGAACTATCTTAACGTAAACATTCCGTTTTTCTTTGCATTCTTGGACAAAGGATTCTTTTATGACCTTGAGCCAAGCGTGACAAGAGAAAGAGTTGTTGTAGAAGTTTTCGCCTACACGTCAATACCCCAAAGGTGCGGAATGTTTAGCGTTATGACCGAATACGGCTCACAACACGCCAGAGTTCCAATTCAATATCTCCATACAGATGAAACGGGTGGCAGCAACTACCCTCTGGACTGGATTCAGCTATGGGACTCCATGAGCTACTACTGCTCGGTCAACATCTTGGACTACTGCAAAAACCGCGCAGCCAACATTATGTTGAAGAACAAGTCTTTTGAAAAAGCCCAATACATGTTCACCTTGGATTGGTGCTTGGGGCCACATTATACCTCTGGGTATGGAGAGATGGCGGCTGGCCACAAATGCGGCCATGTGTTTGCTGGAGACGGGCAATACTTTATCCAGCCAAATAATCGCGTGTTATGGATGGACGGCGGTTCATTTATTGCCAAGAAATTTGACACCAAGCCAGACTGGAAAGTATTCAGCCAAGAGTTTAGCTGTGAACGCACAGGCAGCAGGTGGGTAAGCGAAAGCGAGGAGGAACTATGGTTTTACGACTTCAAAGAGCAGGGATAGGAATAGCAATACTTATTGCTAACGGTTGTGTTTCTTATCCACGGCCCTATCCTTGGAACTTCCCCCCAGCCCATGAATGGAACGCGCCACTTGAAACCAGTTGGGTCAATCTTGTTGATAACTGGCGAAAATTGACAACTCCAAGCAATAAGGTCTATTGCGAAATCACAAAATCTTACCAGCCCGATTTTGGCTACGAGATAGAAAAACTCAAGGCTCTTGATCGGGATTTGGAAGAGCATGAACTATATCAATAATCCAACCCAACTTCCTAGCATCCCTACCATTAGCATGAACCCAATCATGGCACTCACGACACAAAGCGGCAAAATATTCGTATTTACACAACCATTGACCCACCCTGCCAGCCTTATGGTGTATGTCAGTGCTCTTTTTGTTTTTGCAACGCTCGCATTGTGGATGGAGAGCAAGATACGCACCCTTTACCTTATCATACTCACGATATTGCTTTGCGCGTTTTGGGGATGCTCCCCGCAACCTGCCGCCTCTTTTTAAAGGAGTTTTTGAACGAAGTGGAGTTTTTCTTGTCAAATACATAACGATGAATAATTTAAATTTTGTATCTGAACCAATCGTGTGGCACGACTACGGCGATGAAAAGCCAAATGTAGCTGGAGTTTACATCATTGCCAACGAAAATTGCAACCCTCCATTTAGGACGGCATGTTATTATGATCCCTATTACGGTTGGAGTGGAGTTGGCCACGTTCTTGAAAAATTGATTAAATATTGGGCGGAGTTTCCTAAATGTCCAAATTCAAAGTAGTATTAACGGTCATATCAACAGATTCCGTGTCCCCGTGTCCTGTTGGGCCAAGATTTAGAAGGGGCTTACCAATGCCGATGGAAAACATTTACCAAGAGCGCGGAGGATATTATTTTGACCCAGCAACAGAGATTGAAGCGGCACAAAATTTAGCAGAAAGCCTTGAGAGATACCTTAACGATCATAGCAACAAAAAGAAAAGAAAATGAATATTGTATTTGCATATCATAACGGAGATGTTGAGCTTGCCATTGAGTCAGCCAAATCCATCAAATCAATAGGGGCAAACATAAGGCATAAAGCCACCATCTGTTGCCCAGCCGAAACCAAAGAAGTAGATCAAATTTCGGGAATCCTAAAAGAATGTTTTGTGGATGTTGGCAGGATTGTGGCACAAGATGGATTTAATGGTTGGCCGCTTGGCCCAAATCAGATGTTTGTGGACGCCGCTGTTGAATGTTACTCCAAGGGAGAGCCTTGGTATTTTTGGGAGCCAGATTGTGTTCCCGTAAAAGCTGGATGGTGCGACATCTTGCAAGACGAATACGCCAAGAACCCTTCAATCCTTGGGTGCATGTATAATGAGGGGACAACCACCGGAGGGAAAAAAGTTCACAAGCTAATTGTGGGTAGCGCGATTTATCCGCCAAACTTTTTTGATTATTGCCCCTTGGCGAGAAACTTAAATTCTTACAACCTGTCCTACCGATCTGCGGGGGTCGAGCCAGAACCTTGGGACGTGTATTGCCGTTGGGAGTTTTTAAAAATAGCAAGAGACACGCCCCTGATTCGTGCGTATTGGAAAAGCGTGAACTATCAGAGGAAGGACGGCAAAATTGTGTTTTTTGCCGACAGTCCAGACGCGCAAGAAATACAAAACGTAACCTGTCCAGATCGCTTTGTGTCAATGGACGCTGTGGTTATCCACGGATGCAAAGACGGCTCGCTCCATAAAATGGTTCAGGAGGGACTTGCGAAAACTTCGGGTTCCGAAAATTTAAAGGGGTTCCCGAAGCCAGTTTCGGCAACCCTTAAAACGTCCAAATCTGATTTGAAACCCAAAAAAGAAAAAAAGAAACGCCGCGTTATTTCAGATCAAGAGCGCGAGCGCAGAAGTGATCACATGAAAGCTGTGGCTGCAAAACGCTGGGGCAAGCAAAATGTTCAGTCCCAAACTTCTTAACCACCAACAGGTTCCAGCATCCCAACTTTTACGCGCCCTGCAAAACGGGACAAGAGAATGGGGATATGCTGGGGCTGTTGACATGAGCGAGGTTGGTATGGGGAAAACCTACTGCGACCTTGCTGCCGCCATTGAAACTGGACGCAGGGTTGCTGTGCTTTGTCCTGTTGTTGGCGTTGAGGGGTGGCACAAGGCGTTTTCTCACTTCGGGGCGGAGCCATACCACATTGGGTCTTACGAAGCCGTAAGGGGCAACTGGAGGCCCAGCATAGGACAGTTTGGCGACAGGTATTTCAAGTGGAACAACCCCAGCGATATTATCATTATTGCAGACGAGGCACAGATAACCCGAAACATGGACTCCATAACAACCGCCTGTATCGGTGGGGCCATAAAGCAAAACATACCAATAATTTGCGCCAGCGCAACGCTGGCTCTTTCTCCGCTTGAACTGCGTATTGCAGGAAGGATAACAGGCTTGCACTCTGGAGGAGATGACTGGATAAGGTTTATGTATGGCAATGGATGCCGATACAACCAAGACGAGGACAGGTGGTGGTGGGACAAAAGCTACACAGAAAAACTTGTCGCAATTCACAAGCAGCTTATTCCACAAAGAGGTTGCAGGATGAGAAAATCAGACCTTGGAAGCGAGTATGCAGGAACAACAATTGAAGTCCTTCCATTCATTGTTGAGGAGTTTTATGAGATTGAAAGAAAATGGGAGAAAGCCGACAAGCAAGCCAGATGGATGGAGTCCCAAGGAATAGACAGAAATATCATTATGAACGTTCGGCGCGGCAACAGAATGAAAGCGTGGAAAGCTTCAGAAATGGCCCTTGTTCCTCATGTCTGCAAAAGAATCCAAGAAGACATAAAGTGTGGCAACTCTGTAGCCGCTTTCTTTTCTTTTACGGAAAGCAGGGAACTTGCTGGAAGCATCCTCGGAACAAAAGACGGCTTCTTTGGTGGTCAATCTCCAAAAAAACGAAAAGAACTTATCGAAAAATTTCAATTGAACGAAATACACATTCTCCTGTCTAACATCGGAGCGGGAGGCGCAAGCGTTAGCCTCCACGACACTACAGGAACCAGACCAAGAGTGAGCTACATATTTCCAACAGATCAACCAGTAAAAATGGGACAAGCCATTGGGCGAATTGATCGTTGTGGCGGAAAGACCCACGCAAGGCAATACATTCCGTGTATCGCGGGAGGGATGAGCCAATTCATGGTTGAGGGTTGCGCCAAAAAGCTTAGACAGCTTCAAATACTTAATGACGGCCAATAATTTATGAAAGAAATCATATACGAACAATCAGCCGAAGCCGCAACATTGTCATGCATTTGTCATGCACCGACAGAGCTGCAAAAGGAAATGGTTGAAAAGATAAAAGAAGATCACTTTTATCTTAACGAACACAAGCTGATTTATCGTGCCGCGCTTCGACTTATTGCACAAAACTTACAAGCTGACTGGGTTACGATTATGAACGAGCTTGAGGCCCAACAACAGCTTGCATCTGTTGGGGGTCAACAAAAGATTGCGGAGATTGCAACCTTTTGTCCATCTCATACAAACTGGACAAGATACTATCCAAAGCTTGAGGATGCTCGCTATCGCCGTTCTTTGGAGGTTTTGGCATCCGACATGATTCATAAAGCGAGAGACAGGGAGATGACCCTTGACCAGCTTAAAAACTGGAGCGAAACAAGTGTTATGAAGGCTGACTTCATGCTTGATGACGGAGACAAACTTTCCATTAAGTCCGCTGCTGACGCTGCCGTGTCAAACATTGAAGCTATTCTTCGCGGAGAACCAAGGCGTGGTGTATCTACCGGAATGAAAGAGATAGACAAAATATTGGCCTTTGGGCTTCGCGGTGGGGACATGGCGGTTTTGGCGGCTCGTCCAAGCGTTGGCAAGTCTTCTGCTGCAATGCAGATTGCAGAGCATGTTGCGCTAGACCTTAAAAAGCGCGTGTTGATATTCTCTCTGGAGATGACCAGCGTTTCATTGATGGAAAGAATGATTCGTTCAAGGGCAAGAGTTCCGGTTGCCCATCTCTTGGCTCGCGCTGTAACCAACGATCAAAAGATGGCTTTGGCAAATGCCACTCAAGAAATCATTGATTCCAACATATTGTGCGATGACTCCTCTGGCCGAAGCATGGGATATATTAAGGCGGTATCCAGAAGGGCGCACCAGAAACAGCCAATAGACCTAATCGTTATAGATTACCTTCAGCTTATCCACGGAGACTCAAAACGCGGAAAGGAAAACAGGGTTTGCGAAGTTGAAGAAATCAGCAATGGCGTTAAAGAATTGGCAAAGAGCTTGAACGTGCCAATTCTGATTTTGGCCCAACTAAACCGCGACCCAGAGAAGCGCAAGGGCAAGCCAAACATGGCAGACCTAAAAGGCTCTGGCGCAATTGAGCAAGATGCGGATATTGTCATTATGATTCATAGGGACGATGAAGACCCAGAAAATCAGACACAGATGCCGTATGTAGAGTTTGTTGTTGCCAAACACAGAGACGGAGCCACGGATAGCTGTAAGATGCTATTCAACAAGCCAATCACAAGATTTCAAGATATTGGCTAAACTTTTTTCTTCCAACACCAATCGGGAAACTCTAAATTTTCTCCACCTTGAACACTAACGGGCAAATGAACGCTAACAGAATTGTAGCATCCGCAAATCCCACAAGCTTTAAGCTGCGGGTCAAACGATGTTTTTCTTGCACCAGCAATGTGTGGAAGCATTCCAGCGATGCCCTTACATCCCCAACATCCAGCCGCCTCAATTTGGTGAGGGCAAGAAGCACAGATTTTAGCTCTCCGTTCAGCTTCTTCTTGTTCGACAAGTGAAAACTTTGCTTCTTTGGCAAACTTATACATTGCTGTAACCCATCTGGTAATTGCGCCGAATCCAAGGGTCTGTTTCACTTGAGAGCATGGCTTGCAGAACTTGTAGCCGGGAAGTTCGTTGCAAATCGCGTTTTCAACCTCTCTTACTAAATCCGCTGGCGGCACAAGCCCAAGGGACATAATCGTTTTTGTGCATTCCTTTACAAGCTCCCCGAAGTCTGCCGCACGAACCATTATGTCCGTCATGGGGCAAATACAGCGAAAACCATTAGGAGGAACTGCTTCCTTTCTGCTTAGACAAAATTTAAGGGAATTACTCATTGACTACCAATTCGGCCTCAAATGTGTTGTTGTCTGGAACCTTTAACGATTCCAGCTTTGTTGCAATGTTTATCTGAACCTGTGATTGTTGGTTTGGTTCAGAGAAGTTAATTGTTGCGGCTTCCGCGAGTTGTTTGATGTTACGCATCATACCCAACGCCTCCATACCATCAAGCTCTTGCGCGGCATCTGCGGCTTTAACCAAAACCTTGCCAGTCAGAAACTTAATGGACTTCTTCATCGTTTCAAGAGATGCGGTTATGTCAGAAATAAGGGTTGGGACATCATCGCTTTCCCAAGGTGCTGGAGACTGGTCATTGACAAGACGCTCTCTGCAAATCTTCCATCTTTGAGTGTCGGCCCACATGCTTACTGTTGCGTGGCTGGCGTTTAGCTCTTGTGCAATTTCCGCAATATTTCTTCCAGCGCAATACATTGAGAATCCCTTAATGCATTGTATTCTCTTGTCCTGCTTCATTAAGCTCATGTCTGGCGGAGGGGCCGCAAGCTTAACGGGAGCCTCCTCCTCCCAAGGATACGGCATTTCTTTATCTGGGTTATCAAGCCAAATTTGCTTGTGTTTTTCCCATTTTTCTGAATAAATAAAACGTTTCGTGTTAGAAATGTTTTTAATTCCCAAAGCTTCTGTAACCTCGGAAAGCTCTCTATCGGCTACAAACAGCTTGAAGGCGTTTTGTTTTTTATACCTGTTTTCTGGCGAGTCCCAATCAATAGGCTTCCTGCCGCGCTTCTTTTTTTCTTCCATTCGCCATAATATAGTATAATCAAATTCTTATGGCAACAGCAATTAACGCTGATGGTGCGGTTGAAAAATATGGAAGGCTTTGGTATCCGCAAAGCGGGGCCGCTGTTACGCCGCTACGAATCGAGATGGACGCATTCCTTGCGGGGTTAACCAAAGAGGATGGAGGGCTTGGCAAGGCCGTTCACTACAAAAATATCGTATCAACAATATGGCCAACCTTCGCTTGGCATAAATGGGCAGAGCTTAGGGCGCAAGCCTTCTGCATGAACAACATAGAGGTTGATGGAAGCAATAGATATGTCAGGGGTGTTACAGGACTCGCTGGCGGAACCGACTCTGGAAAGTCTTGGGACATGGCCGCATTTGGTCTTGTGAACTGGTTTTGCGACCCATTGAACACGATGGTTATTGTAGTTTCAACAAGCAAGATTGACGCAAAACAGCGAATATGGGGCGCACTGGTAAAGATGTATCGTGAGGCTCAGGCGTTGGGTGTGGCTCCGGGGCGGCTAATCGAGTCAATGGACATCATCAAACTTTCTGACGAAGAGGGCAAGGTAATCGACGCCTCCGTTGGCGTGTCCGACGCATCTTCCATCATGCTCTTGGCGGCTGGCGACGAATTTAAGGATGACGCACAGAAGCGACTTCAGGGTAAAAAGAATCGTCGCATTGTTTTAATCATTGACGAATTACAAGACTGTTCTGCTTCCGTGATTAACGAGGCCATTTGGGGATTTAAGGGGGCGCAAGAGCTTTACGTTGTCGGCGCAGGAAACCCATCATCAATCTTTGACCCCCACGGAAAGTTCTGCGAACCCATCAAAGGATGGATGAGCGTTGATGAGGAAACTTCACACTGGAAGATAAGGGTGGCTGGCATTGAGGGAATATGCCTTCGTTTTGACTCTGAAAAAGACAATCCCAACCAGCAATCGTTTGATGCTGGAAAAGGACTGCGTTATCCGTTCCTTCCCAAGCCTAATGATGTTGCTATTGCCAAAAAAGAACTTGGAGAACTCAATCCTCAGTATTGGAGAAAGTTTCGCGGGTTTTGGCCACCAGCGGATGCAGATGATACCACGATTTTTAGTGACATCTTGCTGGCTCGCCACGGCGCATTAGATAAGCCGATATGGGATGGAACACCCAAAGACATAGCTGGGGTTGACCCAAGCTATACAGAAGGTGGAGACAGATTTGTTTTTACGCACCTAAAATATGGAAGGCTCATATCTGGCAAGTGGGCAGTCGCCGTAGAAAAGCAATATGTTCTCAACAGAAGACAGGGGAGCCAAGAAGATTTTCAATACGAAATGATTCATCAAATCAAAGACTTGGCCGAAAAACTGGGAATACCAAATCAGTGGATGGGCGTTGACGCCTCCGCTGGCGGCATCTTTTGGTCTATCGGTGAACGAGAGTTGTTAAAGGGGTGGCACGCGGTAAGTTTTGCTGGGGCCGCATCTGATCTTCCTGTTTCGGCGCAATACGCGCTTAGAAATGAGGCAACAGGAAAGCCACAGGTGGGCAAAGAGCTTTTTCACAACATGGCAAGCGAGTTGTGTTTTGTTGGTAGATATTTCGTTGAAAACGAACAATTAAAAGGAGTCACGCCAGACTTGGCTTGGGAGATGACCCAAAGAAAATATGTTCGCCGCCAAAGAAAAATCATTATTGAATCTAAAACAGACATGAAAAAACGGATTGGCAAGTCCCCTGACTTGTTTGATTCTTTTGCTGTTGGGCTTTTTGTAGTCAGGAAAGTTTTCGGGGCAATGGCGGGAAGCGAGGCCATTGCGGAAATCAAACAAAAGAACAGGGAGGGTTTTAAGAAAATAAAACAACGCTTGACTTTAAGGAGTAATTGGTAAAAAATATTGTCGTATTATTGCATGGAACTCCCAATAACCGAAGTAGATATTTGCATTTTAAAGGGGCAAACCTTTAACCAAACTTTGTTTTGGGAAACGGGAGAACCATCAACGCCAGTAAACCTTGCGGGATACACGGGAAGCATGGAAGTCAAAACCCATCCAAATAGCCCTGATAACATTTTAATCCTAACAACCACAAATGGAAGAATGGTTTTAAACGAACAAACTGGATCAATCAGATTAACCCTGTCTGCAAATGAAACCTCTGCCGTCAATGTGGACGAGGGCGTTCATAGAGTTTATTTGACAAATGGCAGCGTTGTGACCAGAATATTCCAAGGGAAGGTCTATTTTAACACATGAGCAAACTTTGCATTCCGCTACCATCTACTAGCGTGATTGGTGTTGCGTCTTCACAGGCCAGCGCACCAAGCTCTTCTGTTTTTCGCGTTGAAACCGAAATTACAACCGTGAGCGGAAGTGGCAGCAATTCTTTGAAGTCTATTGCAACCGCTACTGGAAGCTCTTATCCCGTAGGAATTTGTGTATTTTTGCCTAACGTAACCCCGCCATCAACGTATCAACTGGTAGCGGCAAATACCGCAGAAAACATCCCGCTTGTTGTGCGTCCCGCTGACTATGCAACGGCCACCAACGAAAAAGTTTGGGTTCAGAGAATGTAACAATGAAAAATATTTTTGCCATTATTGCCGCCCTGTTTCTTGTTGCTTCTGTTAACGCGCAGACAAGAAATGTTGTAGTAAACACTAATAGCGTTATTATTTCTCCGACAAATTTTTGGTCTGCCGATGCCGCCAATGCAAGAAGCGGACTTGGGCTTGGAACCGCCGCAACCAATCCTTCTACAGCTTTTCAGCCGTCATCTTCGGTTCTTACTAATTTGGCTAACAATAATGGCGCAACACTAACAAACATCCCCGTTTGGGGGGTGATTGGAGCTTTGGCAACCAACGGAAATGGTTCTGCGCTTACTAACATTACGGCAAGCAATATTGCGGGAACGGTAGCATTAGCGTCTAACGTAAGCGGAGTAATTGCCATTACAAACGGTGGAACTGGTGCAACAAACGAGGCAACCGCCAGAACCAATCTCGGTCTTGGAAGCGCGGCAACAAATTCTGAGTCAGCGTTCCAACCATCGTCTTCCGCTCTAACGAATTTGGCGAATAACAATGGAATCAATCTAACCAATATTTCAGTTAGCGGCGTTGTTGGTGCGTTGGCCACAAATGGAAATGCCTCTGCGCTTACGAATTTCCCAACGCTAAATCAAAACACCACAGGAACAGCATCTAACGTTACTGGCGTTGTTGCCATCACAAACGGCGGAACTGGCGCAAGCAATGCAGCAACCGCTAGAACCAATCTGGGGCTTGGATGGAGCGCATTAACGAACACGACATCAAGCGGATTCCAGACCGCCCTGTTTGGGGCAAACACAAATCCCGTTCTCGTCAATACCAATGGCTCGGTTGTTAGTCCGACAAACTTTTGGCAATCAGCACCAATTAGCACTACCGTTCAAAGTTTTACTAACGTTACAGGAACATCAACAAATGTTGCCACAAACTCGCGTAATTTGTATTTGTATAGTTTGTCGCCATCAGTTAGCGGCATAACAAACACCATTACCCTTCCAACAAACGGCTCAACATTTAACGGAGATGTGGCAACCATAATTCATTCTGGAAACACGAATTCAACAACGGCAGTTAGACAGCTTGGGTCTTCAACCAATATTATTATTCTTAACCAATTGGACGAAGCCGTAAGGCTCATTTATAAAGAAAATGCTTGGACATTGGCTGACAATATTTCATATATTGAGCCTATTTATTTTTCGGGAACAAATGCTATTGATAATGCTGCGGCTAGCAGAACAAATCTTGGTATTGGGGCAACATGGCTCACCAACACCAATGTAACCAATTTTCGCACGGCCATTGAGCTTGGAGTAACCAACAATGTAACATTTTCAAACATTATCGCCTCTGGAACGCTTACTTCTACTGGAGTTGTTACGGCTGTTACCAACCTTAATGTTGGTGGTGCAATTGCCGTAACAAACGCCGCGCTTACCAGAACCAATCTTGGTCTTCCCTTGCCAGCATTAACCAATACAAGCAACACAAATTTTCAAGCTGCAATTTTTACCACAAATTCCATACCAACAAATTCGGCAAACGTTAACGCAATCAACTTTAATACGGCGGTTGCTTGGATGGGAATAACCGTTGTAACAAATGGCGTAACAAACACGTTTAGAATCCCGCTTTTTCAATAATATGGCAAACGAAGGCAATGCAGAGTTGGAGAATTTAACAGAAACTGGCAGTGCGCCCCAAAAGCGCATTAAGTCTTCTGGAAGTCTTGTAGCAATCGCGGATAAATACATTGAACAAGACGAGGAGGCCAGCTATCTTCGTGCTCGCGCTCAGGCACTAATCAATGGTGAGCCTCCATACGACAGCGACGAACTGCGAGACAAGGGGCTAACTCATGTTGTTAACAGTAATTTTGGCGAAGCTTCTGCTATTATTGAGGCGGCTCTTGCTCCGTATATTGAGCTTCAAAATGGCGTTCCGCGCATTGCCAATGTAATCATGGAATCCTATGAGGGCGATTCAAACGAGGATTCAGAAATTATTTCTGAAGAGTTTGATTGGATGCTCAAAGAGTGGAGCGATTACCCATACAACATGCAATTGCTCTCACGAGAATTTGTTGGTGATGGTGTTGGTGTTGCCATGTGGCCAGACGAAAGAACCATCTTTTGGGAACCATGCGGATTAAAAGATTTTAAAGTTGCCAGAGACACCAAGGTTTCTGACGAGGCAATTGAAGTGGCGATTGTTACTCGGAGCATGTCTGTGAGCCAACTGTATCACTACATCAGAAATCCCAAGGCCGCAAAAGCTATGGGGTGGAACATCAATGCTGTAAAACAGGCAATTTGGAAAGCTTCCACAAAGTCAGATCAATGGAAAAATTATACCCATCACTGGGAAGATTTTGAGCGCGAAGTAAAAGAAAACGACCTTTATTCAGGCGAATCAGCCTACCATCGCGCACAATTGATTTACGGCTATAACCGCGAATTTGATGGCAAATTCACACAGCTTATCTCTTCAAGGGATGCAGACAGCTTTCTTTACGAAAGGTATGGGAAATACAACAATGTTAACAATTGCTTTGTAATCTTCACCTATGGCGTTGGCCAAGGAACCTTTCATACCATTCGCGGACTCAAGCAAAAGATTTACAACCCGATTCAAGTTTCCAACAGAATCCTTTGCCAAGCCGCCCAAGCAGCCATTACCGCAGGGCTAATCCAGTTGCAAGGAGACGCAGAGGCGATTCAAGACTTTCAATACATTGAAGTTGGGCCTTATACATTTATCCCCAATGGATTGACCCCCATTCAGCTTACACCCCCAAGCGTTGCAACACAGGGCATCCCCGTTTATAACCTAATGAGCCAGACGCTTCAGAACAACACTGGTAGCTATCGCTCTCGCTCCGTTAATCCAGACGCACAAGCAAGGTCTGCCACCGAGGTTGTTCAGCAAGCCAGACAGGAATCAACGCTTAATGCTGCCGCTCTTGAATTGTTTTACACGCCATATAACAAATTGCTCACAGAGCAATATCGTAGAGCAGTATCAGAATTTATCACACCTTCTGATCGCGGTGGAAGGCTTGCCTTAGAGTTTCGCGCTCGCTGCAAACGGCGCGGAGTTTCTATTGAGAGAATGAGAAGATTCTTGAAGGTTACGGCAATGAGAGCGATGGGAGACGGTAGCCCCGTTATGACGGAAATGGCATCCAAGCAACTCATGGAGCTTTATTCGTTGATGGACGAGAAGGGCAAGGAAAACACCCTTAGAGCCGTTGTTGCTGGTATCCCCGGTGTCGGATACCAAAAGGTCGATCTGTTTGTTTCCGAGAAAGGCCCAAGGCGCGTTGTTGACTTTGACATTGCCAACCTTGAAAACGGAAACCTTCGCCAAGGCGTTCAGCAAATCGTTCACGATAGCCAAAATCATGCGGTTCATATCGAAGCCCACATTCCGCTTATGGCAGAAATCATCGAGCTTCACCGTCAACAGCAAATCCCAGACGAGCAAGCAATGCAGATTCTTCGTCCTCTGGCAGACCATACCACACAACATCTTGTGTTCTTCTCAAGCAACAGCTTCCGCAAGCAAGAGGTAAATGAACTTAAACGGCAGTTGCAAAACGTCACGGCATACGTTGACGAGCTTGAACAGCAAGTCATCAACAGAATGATGTCCGAGCAAAACAAAATGCAGGAACAAGCCCTTGAAGGTCAACAACAAGGCCAGCAACCCAATCCCAAAGACATGATTGAGTTGGAGAAGGCGCAAATCAAACTTGCGGAAATGCAAGAAAAGCGTTTAATGAACCAAGAGGCCCACGCGCAAAGAATGGAAACTATTCGTCAGCAAATGAGCTTGAATGATCTTAAAACAAAAAGCTCAATTATGCAAAAGTCAACAACACCGCTGGCAGGAACAGGAAGACCCCCGATGGCCCAAGGTGTTTAAAATAATTCTGGACAGGCCGCTTGGATTCATATAGCAAGTAAGAACAAATGGAATGGACAGATCAAGACGCTCGTGAGTGGGCGAAAACTTGGGAGCAACCGCACATGCTCAAAGGTTTGAGAATTATCGCCAAAAAGGTAAGACCCCGCCGTATGGTTGGGCAAGTTGCACAAGGGTTTGACCTGTCTCCAGTCTTTATTAAGACGTGTGGATTTTACGAGGGTGGACAAGAAGTTCTTGACCTTGTTGAAATTTTGGCTAATGGAAGAGTGGAGAACAAACCGAAAACAGAACTTCCAGAACCCTTCTCACATATAACTACAGAAAAAAATAAATAATCATGTCAAACGCAATCCTTAATAGCGCACTTACTGGCGAAGCAGATTTCGCTGGAGCCGTTCTTGGTAGAAATCAAGAGGCCACCCCCGAACCCGTTGCAGAGCAACAGCCAGCAACCCCAGAACCAGAAAAAACGGCTGAGAAAACGGAGGCCAAAGAACAGCCCAAGCAAGAAGAGAAAACCAAAGCCCCAACCAGAGAAGTTGAAGAAAAAACCAAAAAAACTGAAGATGTTGACATTTCTAAACAAACTGAAAAAGTTACTGAAAAAACCGAAAGCAAAACTGAAGATTCTTCTGCTTCCGACTCTGATCTTCCTGTCAACCCCCATTTTAACGACAAAGAGGTTGCAGATAAACCCGCTGGCGATGATTCGGAAAAAGGACTCGCTTCTTGGAAAGAGCACAAAGCGGAGCTTAAAAAAGCGAGAGAAGAAAGGGACAGGCTCGTTGCGGAACTTAAAGCCGCAAAAGAAGCCGCCTCAACAACGACTTCCTTTGAAGCCGAAAACTACAAAAAGGAAATCGAAGACTACAAAACAAAAATCGCAGAACTCAGCAGAGAGCTTAAAACAGCCAACTTTGAGCGCAGTCCAGAATATGTTGAAAAGGTCAAAAAGCCGCTAAACGGATTGCAGGGTGATCTTCGCGCAATTGCAGAAGCCAACGATGCCGATTTTGGCAAGCTCTGGCAAGCTGTTACGGAACCCGACATTCGCAAGCGCACTGACAGTCTTGAAGACCTTATTGGCGACTTCAAGCGCATGGAGCAGCTTGAGGTTGTTAAGCTTACGGAGAAGTATCACAATCTGGCGTCCGAGCATGAACGCTTTCAAAAAGATGCGGAATCCCTTGTGGAAAACGAAAGAGCAAGACGCGCCCAAGAGGAGCAGGAGTTTATTGAAAACGATCTTCGCCTTCAGAAAGCCTTTACTTCACAAACTTGGACGGGGCTTGAAGACCGCTATGACTTCCTCAAAGAAATTGACGGGCAAGACGATTGGAACAATCACATTAGAACTGCCAAGAAAACGGCGGCAGAGACAAACCTAGACCGACTAAGCATTGAAGACAGGTCTGCAATTCTTGCCAAAGCTTCGGTTGTTCCATTCTTGGAGTCTGCTATCAATCATTATTCGGCGCAATTGGCCAAAGTTTCTGAAAGCAAAAACGCCGAAATTGCCGAACTCAAGAAACAGATTGAGGGTCTGGTTGGTGCTTCTCCGAATCTTGGAACCGCCACTACAGACAACAGCGATGTTGAAGAAGATATTGACGATAAAAGACTAACCAATTTTGGAGCGTCTATTTTGGGACGATAATATTTCCCCCTAATCACAATAGAGGAGTGAGAGTAAAATCTCGCTCTTCTTTTTTTGTTGACAAGGCATTGTCATTATAGTAGATTCAATTATGACTTAGCCGAATTGGTCACGGACGCTGGTTGGTGAGCGACATCGCCTCCTAAAACTAATAGCTGTCTATACCCACCGCAGCATGGGAAAAATCGCAAGCGGTCAGATAATGCGTGTGCATTATTTAAGACTTAATGCAAAAACAAAATTAGATTAAATAGGAGAATTTAATATTATGTCAGCCCCTACTGGACTCACTTGCGAAGCTATCAATGATAACTTCCAGAGAGAAACCGGACGTATTGCCCTTGGCACTCATCGTCTTGGCCTCTATAAAGACCCGTATCTGCGTTTTGTCTCGCAGTCCGCTTTCCCTGACAACATGGGCGCGGTTATCACCAACACGATTGCCCAACGCACCAAAGCCACTGGCTCTGGTTGGGAAGATGTTGGTATTTCGACCGTTAGCGGTCAAGACAACGCCTGTTTGCCGCCCGTCAAAAAGGTTGGCTATGCATTCGATCAGAAAACCTTCAAACTCCGCCATCAGGCCATTGAGTCGGATTGGATTTGCTTGGAAGATGTTCGCACCTCCGCGTTCCCCGTGGACGATGTTAACAACTACATCAAAATCCTTGCCGACAACGTGAACGTTGAGTGGATTGAGCGTTACGATCAAGACTATTTCGACATCTCGGAGCACAAGATGGTTGTTGCCCCCGGTTTGCCTGAAGATGACACTGCGTTCCCTTCGACCGCCCCGACCAGCGTTTTGACGCCGGGAGTGCTGCGTTCGATCTACGACAATCTCTATCAGGACAACGCTGGCGATGACGGCGATGCTGTTACCGATGATGGTTCACCTGTTTTCAACGTGTTCGCTGAACGCGCCACGATTGAGAATCTTATCAAGCTTCAGGACGATGTTCGTCAGGACATCCGTTGGAGTGATCGTGTGAATGATCTGCTTGGCGCAAACGGCTCCTCGCTCCTGCCCCGCAAGAGCTATGGTGGCTTTGTGTTCCACAGCCGTCCGTTCCCGAAACGCTTCAATGATGACGGTGCTGGCGGTTATACCGAAGTTCCGGCTTATGTTGCCACTGGCGCAACCAAGGGAACCAAGTATGTCATCAACCCGGCCTACAAGACGGCGAAATACACCACTACGGTTGTGTTCCACCCGAAAGCGGCTGAATGGCTTGTTCCTAGCACTAACGTCAAAGTCGGCAAATTGGTCTATGACGCTCAGAATTATCGCGGCGACTTCAAATGGATCAACGAATACGACAAGACCTGCAACCCCGACAAGAACAGCGGTTACTGGAGAGCGAAGATGGCGAGTGCCGTCAAGCAAGTGTTCCCTCAGTGGGGATACTACATCCTCCACCTCCGTTGCAACTTGGCAAACGATCTGGTTGCTTGCCCTGCTGGTAGCGGCTACGGATACCTTTCCTGATAGTTAGGTTCCTCTCATCAAGGCTTGCCATAGAGTAAAATTTATGGCAAGCTCTATGAGGAGAAATAACTATTATGAAAATTAAAATTCCCGAAGGATACACATTGCCTGAAGGCGTTGCTGACGGCGATACATTTGATGAGCTTGTGACCATTCGTCTTGAAGGCGACATGCTTGTTCCGACCATGATTGCTGGCGTTGAAATTGCGGCTGAAGATGCCGAGACGGAAGACGCAGAAGACATGGAAGAGGAAGACATGGAAGAAGTTGCCGCTATGGGCAACATGGGCGAGCGCATTATGGGCATGGCCTAATCTGGTAAGATGCCAATTCCGAACCTAAATGACCAAGTAGCCATCAACGCATCGCTCCCCAAAAGGGAGATTTTTGCGCGGTGGCTTATTGGTGTTCAAGGGTTTGGCGAAACTGGCGACTATGCAACACTCCCAGAGCGATACCTTCTTGCAAAGATTGCAGTAGCTTACGGATGCCCAAGGGCGGAAGTCGATTACATCTCTCTTCCCAAGCAATATGTCTGGAGCGATATTTACAACGCAATTTCTGGAGATACTAACGTTCATTACGATTGGGCAGAAAAACAAGCTTTAGGCTGGATTCTCGGAGCAACCTACGGAGATCAAAACATTTCCCAATTTCTTGCATATTACATTGATCTTCCAATTAGAATTCAATTGGCTCTTTTGGTTGAACTAAACGGCGGAACACCACCACCGCCAGTTCCAACAGAAACATTCTTCATCGAATACAACGATAGCGTTGATGTTGGTGATCTTTTATACGATGATGGAGAAGGCTCCGCAAAACTGATTTACGCATAAGGAGAAATATTATGGCCGACAAACGAATTAAAGATTTAGCAGCAACAGCAACATCACCAGCAAATGATGATTTTATTGCTATTGACGGAGCAACCAACAACACGCGCAAGATTGCGGCAGATACATTTTTGCAGGATGCCCCCAGCGATGGAACACTTTATGGCCGTCAGGATGGAGCATGGGAAGAGGCCGCAAGCCCTGATGACATTCCGATTGTCCCAACCTTTGTCTATGACGGCACGGCTGAAACCACACAATTCATTGTTGGCAACATTCCTAATGATTGGCAAAGCTTGGGATTCGGCTACAGCAATAGTGACTTGACTCAACTATCTATCGGCAATTCTGCCACATCCATTGGAAGCTATGCGTTTTACTCCTGCAATGGCTTAACAGGTAATTTGGTCATTCCAAATTCTGTTACCATAATTGGCGATGGCGCATTCGGCAACTGCAACGGCTTCACAGGAAATCTAACCATTCCAAATTCTGTTACCATAATTGGCAATTATGCGTTCGGCAACTGCAACGGCTTCACAGGAAATCTAACCATCCCCAATTCCGTTACCTCCATTGGCAGTTATGCGTTCAGTAACTGCTCTGGCTTCACAGGCAACCTAATCATCCCCAATTCCGTCACCTCTATTGGCAATTATGCGTTCGGCAACTGCAACGGCTTCACAGGAAATCTAACCATCGGCAATTCCGTTACCTCCATTGGTGATTATGCGTTCAGCAATTGCCTTTTCTTAACAGCAGCCTACCTCAACCAACCCATAGGACAAGTGGCAGTTAATGCTTTCATGTACGCATCAAATATCGACAACATCTATATCGGCCCAGACGCCACGGGCTACACCTTGGGCGCGGGGCAAAGTGTTGGCGGAGCCAACGTCACAGTTTCCGTGTGGACAAACTATCCAAATGTTCCATAATCGTGGGCTATGAGTAAAACCATTCACTTCGTATCGGGTCTGCCGCGCAGCGGTTCAACACTTTTAATGAACCTTCTCGCGCAAAATCCCGAAGTCCATTCCACCGCAACAAGCGGCCTCCATGAAATCGGCTACATCGCTCGTCAGTTCTCCGCGACCGAGGAGTTCAAGACCATCCCGAATCCAAAGGATGGTGAAACCTTGTTCTACGATTACGTCAAGGGCGGATGCGAAAATGCATTCAATCGTTTGACCGACCGCCCGATTGTGGCTGACAAGTGCCGTAGCTGGGTTGGTCACTTGGATATGCTCTTTGCCATCTGGCCCAACGCAAAAGTTTTGGTTCCTGTCCGCGACATGCGCGGCATTCTTTGCTCTTTGGAGAAGAAATGGCGAAGCCATCCCTTTCCCTTTACGGGAGTTGAAAAACAGTCCCCGCAAAATTGGACTACGGTGGAAAAACGCGCACAGGGCTGGTTGCAAATGCCTCCGCTTGGTATCGCCGTAGAGCGCGTTTCGGATGCCGTTCGCCGCTATAAAGACAAGCTTCATTTTGTCCACTTTGAATCTCTTACAAAAAATCCCGCAGAAACAATGGGCGAAATTTGGGGCTATCTTGGATTAAAATTTGATCGCCATGACTTTGATAATGTGCAACAATATACTAAAGAGCATGAGCTTGGCTGGCCCTACGGCGACCACGAAATCCGCAGCAAGGTCGAACCCGTAGAACCCGACTGGCTAAACATCCTTGGCAGACAACTTTCAGATCAAGTGGCACAAACATTTAAATGGATTAACGAACTATGAAATATGCAATTATCGGCCCCAAAGGGGCAATTAACCGTATCAGCGACACAGAACCCAAGGCCGTAGCCGAAGGCGCAACCGTTGTTGAAATTACCGACGAGCAAGCAGCAACCGTCCAAGCTGGACGAACCAGCGAACCCAAGGTGTTTTATTTTTACAAAAATGGAGAACTCGTTACTATGGCGGAGCACCGCGAACAACTGATTGCCGCTCGTCCGAAACCCGCTGTCACCGCCGAAAAGCATATTGAGCGCGAGGGCTATCCCGCCATACGTCTTGTGACATTGATGGATTTGGAGGGTAAATTGGCCGAAGCTGGCAAGACTTCTGCCAAGCTCACAGCCGTCCGCTCGTGGCTTGATGCCATTCTTGGTGCATTCGCCGCCAATCCCGAACCCCGCAACGATTGGCCCAATGCTCCGTTTGGATTTGAAGAAACCGTGCAAGACGCCGCAAGTAAATTGTTGTAAGGGTTATGGCCAACAAAAGAATCAAAGATTTAGAAGTAACCGCACCGTCCCCAGATTCTGGGGACTTTATTGCGGTTGATGGCAATTCTAATAATACCAGAAAAATTGCCGCTGATTCTTTTCTCTTGGAAGGCCCAGAAGATGGAGAGCTTTATGGCAGAGAGGATGGAACTTGGTCTGCTGTAGCAAACATACAGAACGTTCCTCTTACCGCCACATTTGTCTATGATAGCAATATAGGGGATAC